TTTATGCAACTTATGTAGGTAAACAGCGGTATGATGAATATGTCGACAAAGCTCGCATTCCTAGTAACTTTGCTAACGGTATTGAGACACTTAACTATCTCAATAAGAATGAAGGAGCGTTTCAGTATAAATGGACGCTCTATTCTGCAGGACATGCTGACTTAGATACAACTAAACATGTACCTAAAGAAGATATGGTGCGTAACAGAGATAGAGAAAACACTTGGTTACTAGGTGACTCTGGTGGTTTCCAAATTGGTAAGGGTGTTTGGGAAGGTGACTGGAAAGACATTAATTGTCCTAAAGCACAAAAGAAAAGAGATGGTGTATTGCGTTGGATGGACGCTTACATGGACTATGGAATGATACTTGATATTCCGGCTTGGGTAGCACGTTCGCCTGCAGGTGCAAAAGCAACAGGCATTAGTACATACGCAGAAGCAGTTAAAGCAACACGCATCAACAATGATTACTTTATGAAACATCGTACAGGTGCTTGTAAGTTCTTAAACGTATTGCAGGGTGAAAATCATGCAGACGCAGATGACTGGTACGAACAGATGAAAGATTACTGTGATCCAGTTAAGTATCCTGACACACATTTTAATGGTTGGTCAATGGGTGGACAGAATATGTGTGATGTACATTTGGTTCTTAAACGTATTGTTACACTACACTACGATGGACTACTACAAAGCGGTATACACGATGTAATGCACTTCTTAGGTACATCTAAGCTAGAGTGGGCATGTTTGTTAACAGACTTACAACGTGCTATACGCAAGTATTATAACCCAACTATGATGCTTACATTTGACTGTGCTTCACCTTTCTTAGCAACTGCTAACGGACAAGTATACATTCAAAATGAAACGCCTGACAGAGGCAAGTGGACATATAGAATGGTTCCTAGTGTAGACGAACTAAAGTATGCAAGTGACACACGTTCTTTCAAAGATGCAACTACACAAGATGGTATCTTTCCTAACTTTGAAGATAGTCCACTCACTGACGGTTTGTTAGTAAATGATGTTTGCACATACAAAAAAGGTGATCGCAACAAGATTGGTGTTCCTAAAGTAAGTGCAGGTGAAGTTGAACTAGACAAAAACGATAACCCTGTACTAGATGCAAGCGGTAATCAAATTGTACGCAAGAAAGACTCTACAAGCTGGGATAGCTTTAGTTATGCTATACAGATGGGTCATAACGTATGGAGTCATGTAAATGCTGTACAAGAAGCTAATAGACAGTATGATGCTGGTGTAATTCCAAATATGCTAGTACAAGAAAAGTTTGACAGAATTACATTTAGAGATGTTGTAGAAGAAATATTTTCAAAGACAACAAAAGAAGAGTCGTTGGCAGTTATTGATGAGTATTCAAAGTTTTGGATGGCTATTCCGGGTACTAGGGGTGCTATTGGTAAAAAGACTGTAAACAGTTCTACATTCTTTGATGCACTATTTGATGTAGAAGAAACTGTTGAATCTGTTGACGAATTAGATGAAACTAAGTTGGAGGAATTAGAGGATGAGCAATTATGACTCTACTGAAGATAAACTTAGAGCTCATTATGCAGAACTAGAACGTAAGCATAAAGAACTTGACACAGAGCTCGAAGTAAAGTATAATAATATAACAGTAACAGATGAAGTTAGGCGTATGAAAACTATGAAACTTTACCTAAAAGATGAAATGCACAGAATTAATTCTTACTTAGTACAAAAAGGTTTAGAATGACATCTAATAACAATCTTACAAAACTTAGAGATGCTTTAAAAAAAGCAGGATTAGATTATGTAGTTACTCGTTCAGATGGTTCAGTTGCTCATGTTAATGTCTGGGTAAAGGACGATAGCAATGAAACGTGATTATGAAACAGGCGTAGAAAGTGACGTAGAGTTCTTTGTAGGTACAGAAGTTGAAAAAACTCCTGCTTATGGAATGAAAACATTATTTGTTACAGGCATACAATCTTATATAACAATTAAACAGCACATTGCAAACGAGCAAGTAGAACATGTGTTCTTTGGTGCTAATCACAGTTATAATCCTACTACAGCAGAAGACTTTGATGAATGGGAAGCAATGATACTTCCACTTCTCGAAGAAGGTCACTTATGTAGCTTAGACATTCTAAGTACAATTAATATGGAATGGTTCTTAGACGGTGGACTAATTGAGTATGATAACTTTATTCCACAAATACGTGTTGTAGTGCCTTACGTTAGACAGTGGAACTATAACACAACGGTTAAGATTGACGACAAAGGATTTAAAGCAAGTAATCCTGGTGTTTGGTGTCATAGCTTACATGATCTAATGGATCGTGATAAATTTACAGATTGGTCAAAATACGGAAAAGATAAGGTACTATAATGGTACAAGTTTACGACGATTGTGTTCCTTTAGAACTACAGAATCAACTCTTTGATAAATTATTGCGCAAAGCGTTTTCTTGGTTTTATCAGTCTGATATGAATCATAATCCAGATACAAATAGTCCTGACTATGTTGAAAGACCGGGATTCGTTAATACTATCTATCAAGAAGGTTGGGAAATACCAAATCCGTACTTTGATGTTTTAACAACTAATCAACAATTCTTTGTTGAACCTTCAAAAGTATTACAAATAAAAGCCACACTATTACCACAAACTAATCTAAAAGTTTTACAAGACGACGAACATGTAGATATGACAAGACCTCATATGACTGCAATTTATTATGTATGTGATAGTGACGGTGATACTATTATATACGATAGAATGTATGACGATCCGGGTAGTATGTGGACTGAAGTTCAAGCAACAGTTACTCCTAAAAAAGGAAGACTAGTGTTATTCGACGGGAAATTTTTACATGCTTCTACAAGACCAACTACTGGTACAAAATGTACTATTAGTTTTAATTTCCTGCCATAAAAATGTTGACAACTTTTAATAATGAAAGTATACTAATAATATGCAAGAAAGATATTACGCATACATGCAACGCAGAATGAGAGAAGAGGATAGAATGGATAACGCAGAACGCAGTATTTGGGTAACTTTTAGTAAAGAAGGTGTACATATGTACCCTGGCGCAGATACTGATCCTAAACTAGCAACTGGCGATTGGGATGATGTATCATTCCTAGGTGTTCCACATCGTCATATCTTTCACTTTAAAGTACGCATCGAAGTGTTTCACAACGATCGCGATATTGAATTCATTCAGTTTAAACGCTGGATGCAACGACTCTATGACGTTGAAGGCGTACTAGAGTTAAATCACAAGTCATGTGAAATGATTGCAGATGACTTGTACTTAGAAATATCTCGCAAATATCCAGGCCGGTTTGTAGAGATTAGTGTCGCTGAAGACAATGAAAACGGCTGTTCTATTTTTTACCCTAAGTCATAATAAGAGGAATTAATCCAATGACTATTAAAAACCCAACTGTAAACAAGATCTTTAATGACTTGGATACATATCGTAACTATTGTCGTTCCGAAGGGAAAGTGTTCAACGAGGCAGCACTTTATAAAAAAGATGATCCTAACTGGATTGCCTATCAAAAGTATCAAGGTTGGTTGCGAGCTAAAGCACGTAGCCAGAGTCGTAACAGGAGAAGTTAATGACAATTCATATTGTAGACATTGAAGCTGTAGATACTCGCTACACTAAACAGTGGAAAGATTATTTGCCTCGACAGCTTCAGCGAGCTACAAATGAAAATGTTGTTGTTATCAGCGGCGGAGAAACACCTCAGGCTACAACGCCTGGGGCTTTCTTAAACTTTGGTGGCACTAACGTTTATAAATCAAAACAATTAGAACAAATAGGCGAGATGTTCTGTAAAGGAGAAGTTAAGGATGGAGATTATTTCTTATATACGGATGCGTGGAACCCAACTGTTATCCAGCTTAAATACATGGCTGAGCTCCTGGGTGTTGATATCCGAGTCGGTGGTCTTTGGCATGCTGGTAGTTATGACCCTCATGACTTCTTGGGTCGTCTCATAGGAGATGCGCCTTGGGTAAGACATGCAGAACGTAGTATGTATGAATGCTTTGATCATAACTTTTATGCTACAGACTTTCACATTGATATGTTCTGTGATACTATTTTAGAAAAAGAAAATAATGACCACTGGACAACACAAGAAGCATTAGATTTTGATGACAAAGTACATCGCGTAGGTTGGCCTATGGAGTATCTAAAAGGTAGTTTAGATAGTTACAAAGGTATGGAAAAACGAGACTTGATCTTGTTCCCACATCGTGTTGCTCCTGAGAAACAAGTTGATATCTTTAGAGACCTTCAAACACGTTTGCCGCAATATGAATTTGTAGTATGTCAAGAACGTGAACTTACTAAAAATGAATACCATAATTTGTTAGGTGAAGCAAAGATTGTGTTTAGTGCTAACTTGCAAGAAACACTAGGCATTAGTTGGTATGAAGGAGCTCTAGTTGATGCTATTCCTATGGTGCCTGATAGACTGAGCTACAGTGAAATGGCATTACCTGAGTTTGCATATCCTAGTAAATGGACTGAAGACTACTCTGCATATGTAAAACACAGAGGCGAAGTTGTTGCAAAGATATGTGATTACATGGAAAACTATGATGACTATCTTGTAAGTCTAGACAAACAACGTACAAAGTTAAACAAAGAGTTTTTTAGCGGAGCAGAATTGTATGACACAATCCAAAGACGATAATGACATTGTAATACTTACAGGATCTAGTGAACCGTATAATATTACATTTGATGACAGCATGGTATCAACAACTACAATATCTACTAGTGACTTGACAATTACAGATAGTGATTATACTTTTACTTTAGATGATACTATTAACATTGATAATATTATATCAGGATCAACTGTTAGTACAGGCTTTGGCACCGAATGGATAGATCATTTGCCTGCTATGAGCGTGGTAAAAGATATGTGTCAGCATTATCCTGCACTTGAAAAAGCATTAGAAAATTTTAAAACTGTTTACAAAATGGTCGAACAGGATTACAAAGGGAATCACCAAGATAATGATCTTTTCTAAACTAATGGACAAACTTGGTAGGCGTAGAGTTATTACAGAACGTGATAGCAATGTTCCTTACCTAGTACGATATTATGTGTTTCTAAAGGACAGAAAGAACTTTCCTTTTAACATAACACTACACAAGGTTCTTGTAAGTGATGAACCTGTACTGCATGATCATCCTTGGTCATATGCAACATTTATTATCAAAGGCGGCTACTGGGAAAATACTCCAAACGGACGTTTTTGGAGAGGACCTGGACATTTCCGTTATCGTAAAGCAAATGATACACATTGGTTAGAACTTGGCAAAGATGCAGACGGAAATGAAATACCATGTTGGAGTTTGTTCTTTATGGGCCGTAAAGCAGGTGCTTGGGGATTTTTAAAGAATGGTGTTTGGGTTCACAATAAAGATTACTTAGCAAGAGGCGCAAAAAATGATTAACAAACATTTCTATACATGGCAGGACGTAGAAAAGATGTGTGTACAGATTGTTACACACATGTATGCAGACAACTGGCGTCCTGACTACATTGTAGGCATTACACGAGGTGGCAACATTCCTGCTACTATTTTATCTAATATGTTAGGTGTACGTTGTGAGGCATTGAAAGTAAGTTTGCGGGACGATGAGCAAGGTCCTGAAAGTAACTTTTGGATGGCAGAAGATGCATTTGGTTATGTAAACAAAGAGGAACAAGAGACTCTAAAGTGTCGCTGGGATCCTGCTTTGCGTAAAAACATATTAATTGTAGATGATATTAACGATACTGGTGCTACGTTTAACTGGATCAAACAAGACTGGCAGAGCAGTTGCTTGCCCAACGAAGACAATGCTTGGAATAGTGTTTGGCATCAAAATGTAAAATTTGCTACACTTACTGATAATTTATCAAGTGAATTTTCTGGTACAGTGGATTATACTTGTCATGAAATTAATAAAAGCGAGGAAGATGTATGGTTAGTGTATCCTTGGGAAAATGTAGGAGAATATTAAATGGCACACGATAGAGAAGAACGATTAAGATATATTAAGGCACTTGAAGAAAGTGTTAATCGTAAAATAGAAGAACTGAAAGAAATGCAAGCAGCAAAAATTAAATATCAACATATGCAGGGCACTAAAGACAGCATTTATAGACAACAGCGATTAATTGCTAAAATTAAGCGTGACATAGGAGTTAAATAATGGATACACTAGCCGAAGCGCAAAAAGATGGTAGAGCACCTTGGCAAGATATTGAACTTAATACTCGCGAATATACTGTATTCAAAGACAAATATCCTGTTACAGAAGGACATTTGTTAGTTGTACCAAAAGAAAATAATTTAGAATCTATGTTAAAGTGTTTCCAGTTTGCAATTGCAACAGGTGAAGCAAACGTAGTTTCACAAAAGACTGACATCACTGGCTTTAACGTAGGAATGAACGTAGGAAAAAGTGCAGGTCAGACGTGCATGTATCCACATGTACATTTAATATTTAGGCGTGATAAAGACATAGAAAATCCTACAGGTGGAGTTAGAAATGTTATACCTGAAAAAGGTAATTATAAATCTAACGAGATCGATTGGGATAATCTTGCAGTAAAATCAGCAGGTTAAAATATTTTTTGTACTTGACAAAAACCTAAATAACATGTATAATAAAACTATGTTATACATTATTCGGCAATCCACTGCCTTAACATCGGAGAAATAAATGACAAAAAAACTATACAAAAAAATTACCGAACAACTGCAAGCAGACGGCAAAAGATATTGGGCTGGCGATAACATCTCAGACTATGTTGATACCGAAACAAAATATCTTCTTATTGACGAAGCATCAGAAGCATTTGAAACTGTACTTGACACACTGCTGATTGATCGACATAACGACCCTAACTCTAAAGGTACAGCAAGACGTCTTGCTAAAATGTACTTTAATGAGATTATGGCAGGACGTTATGATCCTGCACCAACGGCAACTGCATTCCCTAATGATAGTGGTGATCGCTATGAAGGTATGCTAGTAGTACGTAGTGAACTAAAGAGTATGTGTTCGCATCATCACCAGCCAGTGGCAGGTGTAGCATACATTGGGATTATTGCAGCAGACAAATTGATTGGCTTATCTAAATATACACGTATCGCACAGTGGTGTGCAAGGCGTGGCACACTACAAGAAGAACTTGCAAATGATATTGCACGTGAGATTGCTAAAGCAACTGGTGCAGAACATTTAGGTGTTTATATCCAAGCAACACACGGTTGTTGTGAGAATCGTGGTATTATGGCACATAGCAGTCTTACACAAACTACTGTGCTAAAGGGTTCTTTTTACAGCGATCCTGGTACAAAGAAAGAGTTTTTTGACAATATTAAACTTCAACAAGAGTTTAGCTGCTAATGGAATCGCCAGTATTTGAAAAAGGTTATCCTTCTTATGAAGCAGTTAACAGAAAGAGTAGTAATATGAAATTACGTTATTCAGAAGCATTTTACAGTGTGCAAGGCGAAGGCAAATTTGTAGGGGTACCCAGTGTATTCCTACGTACTTTTGGTTGCAACTTCCGTTGTATGAACTTTGGTGTAAATACTAAAAAGAATCGCACAGAGTTACATGCAGAAGGACAAAGATACAATCAAGAAGTAGCAGATCTAATTGCTAATGATGTTCATAAGACTACAGAAAAGTTTGAAGACTTACCTATTATACACACAGGATGTGATACATATGCAAGTATCTATCCTGAGTTTAAACACTTTAATAGACAAGCAACTGTAGACGAAGTAGTTGAACATTTGCTTTCACTCACTCCAAATGGTAAGTGGGTGCAAGATAATGGACAAGATGTCCATTTGATTATGACAGGCGGTGAACCGTTGTTAGCGTGGCAACGGCTTTACGTAGAGCTATTCGAACATCCACGTATGCAGGATTTAAAAAATGTTACATTTGAAACAAATACTACACAAGTGCTCAAAGATGATTTCTACAACTATCTTAGCGATCAAGACAGATTTGAAGTTACTTGGTCTTGTTCCCCAAAACTATCAGTTAGCGGAGAACCTTGGGATACTGCTATTAAGCCTGATGTTGCTAGTCAGTATAGCAGTGTGGATGGTAGCAATATCTATCTTAAGTTTGTGGTTGCTACTAAAGATGACTTTGCAGAAGTTGAAAAAGCTGTTAATGCGTATCAGAGTGCCGGGGTACAATGTCCGGTATACCTTATGCCGCTGGGTGGACGCAGTGAAGAATACGCCCTCAACGTTAAGGATGTGGCGGAAGCGTGTATGGAAAAAGGGTGGCGATTCACGCCCAGACTCCACATATCCTTATTCGGAAATGCGTGGGGCACTTGATCAAGTGCAACAAGAAAGACTTGATAGAGCAATGAAAGCCCCAATTAAACAACCTATGAGCCCAGAAGAAATGAGAAAAAAGGGATTAATATGAAAAAGTTTTTAAAAGATATAACAGGTATTACAAAGAAAGAAAAAGAACTAGAAGAAAAAGAACTAGAAATTCTTAAAAAAAGTGACCCTAAAGCATATCACACAAGACGCAAAGAACCTTGGGTAAATGTACTTGACATGAAAGTAAACAAAGATAATATCCGAAACGGATTCTTTGAACTTGATTGGAACAAATACTTTATTCAAGAATTAATTCAAGCAGGGTACGGTGTAGATAATGATCCTGATGAAGAAATTGTTGACAGATGGTTTAGAGATATTGTACACGGTATGTTAGAAGAACAAGGACTAGACACTGATAGAGGTGCTGGTTATATTAATGTAACTCCTATTGAAGAAGGACGTAGCGAAGTATCATGAAAGTACGCATAGGACCATATCGTAAAAATCGTGCTACAAGAGTTGAAATAGAACCGCACGACACTTGGAATATGGATTGTACACTTGCTATGATTATTCATCCTATGCTTGTACAACTTAAAGCAACAGCACATGGTTATCCTAACAGTCTTACTGAACAAGAGTGGGATAACATATTAAATGAAATGATATGGGCGTTCGAACAAAAAACAAAGCACGTTGATCCACTCGATGCATGTCATGATAAATGTTCTAACTTTGGTGATCCAGTTTGTAAAGCATGTTTAACAGAAACACAAGAACGCATGACAAACGCATTTAAATTATTTGGCCAATACTATGAAAACTTATGGGATTGATAATGCTTGACATAAGCCAGATCTGGTGCTATAATAGTACTATAAATTACGTAAAGGCAAACTAATGGCAACTTATATACTCGTAGATACAGCTAATACATTCTTCCGTGCCCGACATGTTGTGCGTGGAGACTTAGATACTAAACTAGGCATGGCCTTACACATCACTCTTAATGGTGTTAAGAAAGCATGGACTGACTTTAATGCAGATCATGTTGTGTTTTGTTTAGAAGGGCGTAGCTGGCGCAAGGATTATTACGAACCTTACAAGCGCAACAGACAAGAAGCACGTGATGCACTAACTCCTGCACAAGCAGAAGAAGATACATTGTTTTGGGAAATCTTTGACGAGTTTAAAGACTTTGTGACTAACAAGACTAATTGCACTGTTATGCGGCACCCGCAACTAGAAGCAGATGATCTTATTGCAGGTTGGGTACAATCACATCCTAATGACAATCATGTTATTATTAGCACCGACGGCGACTTTGCACAACTTATTGCACCTAATGTACGTCAGTACAATGGTATACAGAATGTTACTATTACGCACGAAGGCTACTTTGACGACAAAGGCAAGCCTGTTATAGATAAGAAAACTAAAGAGGCTAAGCCTGCACCTGATCCTGCGTTCATGTTGTTTGAGAAGTGTATGCGCGGCGACACGAGTGACAACGTGTTTAGTGCATATCCAGGTGTGCGCAAAAAAGGCACTAAGAACAAAGTAGGCCTTATTGAAGCATTTGAAGACAAAGGCACTAAAGGCTACAACTGGAACAATATGATGCTACAGCGTTGGACTGATCATAACGGTGACGAACATCGTGTACTAGATGACTATAATCGTAATGTAGTTCTTTGTGATTTAACTGCACAACCTACAGACATTAGAGAGATAATTAATACTACTATTGCAGAGAATGCAATACCTAAAGACATTACACAAGTAGGCATGCGTCTTATGAAGTTTTGTGCTAAGTGGGATATGCAACGTATTGCAGATCAAGCGGCACAGTATGCAACACCATTACAAGCGAGATACCCTAAATGACATTAAAAGCAAAACCTGTATTAAAGGATAAATTTTGGATTGTTGAAAATGATGGCGAGAAGGTCGGAACACTTAGTTGGAACGATGATCGCTATTTGTTTTCAAGTAATATAGAAACTTGCTTCTTTGATAATAAACGTCAAATGAAACAAAAGTTTGGTATGGAGTTTATCTTTAGTGATAAAGATGAAGCAGAACCTGTTGAAACAAAGACTGAATATAAAATACATAATTATCCTACAAGTGTAAAGCCTTACAATGAAATGTATGATGTACAACGTAAATTACCGTTATTTACTAAGAGTGCAAAATCAAAAAGTTTATACTGTGCAGGATACTATATTATACACTTTGACAAAGGTTGGGTAAAGAGCTTTTGCCCTAAACTAATTACTGTTGAACGTTATGAAACAAAAGGTCCGTTTAAAACAGAAATTGAAATGCGTCAGGAGTTAAGCCGTGCAGCCGATTAATACTTTGCCAATACAGCAATTTCTTACACAGGTTAAGAACGCTGATGCAAGCAAGGCAAGAGAAATTAAGATAAATATAGAGCAAGCAAAAAATCTTGCATTTACATTAGGTATAGTTATGTCTAGATTGCAAGGTGATTTAGAAAAACTTGTTGCTGAATCTAAAGTTAATAACGAAGAAATAATTTCAGTAGAACTAAACGGCGGAAGTGATTGGAAATAAATGTTAGTACCATGGCAAGGTAATGAACTTAATAATTTTATAGCAGGATGGTATATAGATAATGATCTATGTAATGAAATTGTAGATTATTTTGAAAAAAATCCTGATCTTTTTATACATGACGATTATGTATTCTGTGGTGTAACACCAATACATGCATTACCTCAAAATTTAGTAAAGGCTTATTCTGAACAAATGTTTACAGTAATTGAGCTGTACAAAGAAAAGTATAAGTTTAGTTATGAAGATCTTGTACCGTGGCATATGACCCCTCCCATGTTTCACAAGTATTTGCCAGGACAGTCGTTTTCAAGACCGCATTGTGAAAATGATGGATCAACTGATCCTGAAGTTGAACCTCGGCATCTTAGTTTAATGACTTACTTTTGCGATATCAAAGACGAAGGCGGAACTTATTTTTACAACCAAGATATAACTACTCCTTCTGAAAAAGGTTTAACAATACTCTTTCCTGCACATTGGACGCATAGGCACAGAGGCATGCCTGCTACAAACGATACCAAGTATATTACTACATCGTTTGCTAAATTCGTAAGATAATAAAATACGTAGTTAACCTACAAAAGAGATAAATATATGCGTAGTTAATAATAAGGATACGCATATGAGTCGCCCCAAACCAAATGTTCTTTTAGAACACATCAACAACAAAACTTATAAAAGTGAACAAGTATTAGAAGCTGAAGCTATTTGGGCAGTATTTTATAAAGACAAGCCTTTTAATTTAAAAAGTGCTAATGCTATTACTAACTATCCAGGTCCAAAATATAAGAAGGTAAGTTTTTCTAATCCTGGACATGCTCACAATCTAGCAAAAAAATTAAATGAAATGTTTAAAAGT